CATACAAGTTAATCAATCGAAAGGATTTACACTATGGAATTTGTCTGGTACAACGAAAACTATCCTACCCTCGTAATCACTGAATCGGGATGGACTCCCGAACAACTCCAACACGCAGCGGAGGAGCATTGTTGCTCCGTCCATTACGTTCCCACTGGAAAGTGGTATTTATCTTGATTTTTTCTCAAGTTTACTCTTGACATTGCCGATAATTATAGTATACTTAAGACATAACAAGGGCAACATTCAACTGGGGTAACCGACAGCACCCTAACACGAAAGGTAATAAAGTGAAAGACATAAAAGACATAAAAGAGATTAAGCGAGAGCTATGGGAAGTTATCTTCAAGGCTCAAGCACTAGGTGCATCAAAGGCTGTGAAGTATGCCATTATTGACGCCATGATTGTCATAGACAAAGAAGCAAAAAAAACTGAAGTTTGCTCTTGACAACCGGCGCAATTTATGGTATAATATATACATAACGAAAGGGAAATTATGAAAGACAAAACTTGGACTTATAAGAATCACGATTGTAGGATTGAATTCCACGTTGAGCCTGACGTGTGTAAGGCTTGGCATACGGTTACAAAGCCAAACGGCGAAACCGTGTTTGCTGACATCTCACCCTACGACACCACGAAGGGTACAGTCAACCACTGGATTGACGCTGGCTACCCTAGCCGTATTGGTGCTGGGCCTCTTCGGTACGAAGATTTGAAAAACTTCAAAAAAAACTAAAGAAACCACTTGACAACGCCGATAATTATAGTATAATAAAGACATACGAGTGACAGGCACCCCGACCACTGGGGACGACTCAAAACGGGAACTGGAGCCAACCGGCTAGGGTTAAGAGCCACTGCATCCCACTTTTTTACTCTACGAAAGGTTTTACTATGAGCAACGACAACATCCAACGCAGCAAGCCGTTTATGGACGACTACCTTCCAGAGGTGGATGAGCCTACGGTGGACGACATCATGGAAGACGACGGCCAACCGTCTGAGTATGATGAGTGGCAGGATTTTTACGGCGGTGATGATTGGGATCACGGCCAATACGATCACGCTGAATACGAGTGGGATTGTGACCTATATAACGAATTTTGATACAAGTGCGTGATAGCCAGATAAGGAAACCTCTGCGGCTTGGACATGTCAGTCCGCAAGTTAATTCGCTTTTCCGGCATCACAACCTGCTCACGACACTGGCGTGGGCTTCACTGTCCGAGGCATCGGGTCGCAGTGAATGAGAGCGTGGTTGATCGCCACACTCACCAGTGCAATACAACGCCGCTCCCCTTTAGTAAAGTGAAAGCCTAACGTCTGCTACTGGGGTATAAACGCGGCACAATACAATGGCTTGGCGTAGTGCGCCGGTTGATAAGCCACTGAACTGATAGATAGGACACGAAACCGAGGATGCCCCGAGGGGCGGTTAACCAAATCGGTGGATACGATGGGACAGCTTAGTCCCTCCAGTTCAGTGCAATCGGTAGGGGTGCAAATCCCCTGCAAGTCGCCACACAATTATCCCGCGCTTGATGCGCGGTTCACCAGCAGCCTCGCCGGTTTCCTTTCGTGCCGGTTTGAGGCTGCTATATTTTTGGCACAAAAATCGCGGGGCGTTTTTTTATTTTTTTGCCCTTGACATCGGCGGGGATATGTGCTATAATGATCTGTCCCCCTCAATCCTATCGGGTTAAATGCTCCAATGTATAGCCAGCGGAAAGTCAGTAAAAATGCGAAAAAAAGTTTAAGTTGCCCCTTGACATATGCCGATAATATATTATAATAGAGGAAACAATCACGCGAAAGGAAAGCACAATGTTGAAGTTCTCAAAAGCCAATGCCAAAACTGAAGCCCTGAAGCAAGTCGAGGAGCTGAAGCCGTATCTTGCAGACAAGCGGAAAATCTATTCTCTTGACCTGCTGAGCGGTTATAGTTGTCCGTTTGCTGAGAAGTGTCTTTCTAAGGCAACAGTTGACAAGGCAACCGGCAAGCGGAAAATCAAAGACGGAAAGAAAACAGAATTCCGTTGTTTCTCTGCTAGCCAAGAAGTGCAGTATACCAACGTATACAATTCACGCAAACACAATTTTGATATGTTGCGTGGATCGTCACAGTTGGAAATGAATCGTATGTTATATGATGCACTTCCATCGGATGCGGGTATCGTGAGAATCCACGTTGCAGGCGATTTCTTTAGTCGTGATTATATGTTAGCATGGATGACGTTGGCGGAACTCAATCCCAACACGTTATTCTATGCTTACACTAAGTCACTGAAGTATTGGCTTGAGTTGGAGGATTACTATTGTAGCATTGATAATTTTGTTCTTACTGCTAGCTATGGCGGAAGAAATGACGAATTAATCGAATCCCAGAATCTACGATTCGCACAGGTTGTGTTCAGTGAAGCGGAAGCGAATAAACTCGGATTAGAAATTGACCACGATGACAGCCATGCGGCACGTCCATCATTAAAGAATCAGAGTTTTGCCCTACTGCTACACGGAACGCAACCAAAGGGAACCGATGCAGCGACGGCACTGAAAGCCCTGAAAGGCGTCGGATCTTACAGTAGAAAAAAGTTGACAACTGTATAAAGTATGATATAATAAAGTTGTACTAAACAATATTACGAAAGGAAAGAATTATGACACTTCCAAGAATTAACATTGATACCATATTAGCAACACTCGACAAGGCTGTACAATCGAGGCCTGATGAGTTTGCAATGACTACCATGCTTGACGGTATGACTGAACAGCCGGAACTGACTATGGCCATTCACGAGGTTATTAATAAATATGTTGAACCGCTGATTGAGCATGACGAAGACATTAACGCACAAGCGGCGGCGTCGATGTTGATTGAGCTATCCGCGTGTGTATACGGTATCACAATGAAAGCCATGAAAGCCCAAGCCGATGCCGAAGAAATGAACGAGGCTTGGGGATAAGAATTCCTTTCGAGAGAATGCCGGTTGACCTTTGTGTTGGTTGCCTGCCTGTCGTCTTACGCTAACAACGGTAACTGTAAGATGAGAAGAGGGCGGCGGGATAACAGGACTCAAATAGATCTCTCATCGCCAACATGAGGGTCGCCGGTTTCTTTAAATTTCAAAAAACGGCCCGCAATTTTTATGCCAAAGAAAATTCTGGAATTGTCTCAAGTCTACTTGACATATAGCCGATATATACTATAATGGAGTAGTGACAACACCCCAGTTAAAGCCTTCGTAGCCCAGACGGGACAGCATCGGTAAGACGGTGTAGGGTACAGATGGACAGGCTTGCCATCGTGTTGTCTTCCCTAAACTAAAAGAGTCAAGCGGCGATGTGGAAGTCAGCGAAAACTCACCGCCAGCGAAAAAAAGCAAAAAAAAGATTAAAGAATGACTTGACAAACAGCCGATATATGTTATAATAGAAGAGTAACAAAGGACAACGTAAGGAGAAAAGAAATGGGATTAGACCAATACGGGATGGCACGCAAAGGCCAGCCACAGAAAGATGAAGAAGGTTATATCTTCTATGAAGATGAGATGGAGCTAGCCTACTGGCGTAAGCATCCAAACCTGCAAGGGTGGATGGAAAACCTTTGGTATGAGAAGGGTTGTCCTAACGGTAATCCTGAAACCACTGACACTGGCTTTGGCAGTGACTTCAACTGTGTTGACTTAGAGTTGACACTGAGTGACTTGGACTGTCTTGAACAGAGTCTTGACGAGGAAGCACTACCGGAAACAGCAGGTTTCTTCTTTGGTACTGACTCTAGTATCCACTACGCCGAGCAAGACCGTGAATTTATCGTTCAGGCTCGCGCCGCAATCAAGCAAGGATATACTGTTATATATTCTAGTTGGTGGTAAAAAAGTTAAAGAAACCGGTTGACAATGCCGATAATTATTGTATAATGAATGCTGTAGCACAGTAACACTACTTTTTTGAAAGGGAGAGAAAATGAAAGTTTCTCAACAAATCGAAGCTGGCAACCTGACCGCTTCATACGTTTCCAGTTGGTCTGAGAAGATTGAACTATACTTTGGTGATGACAAGGTGGAGTTCAGCTACGACGAGCAGCAGCTACGGAGCTTGACCAAACGTCTGAATGAGCGAATTGCTCAGTATGACAGCGAGAGAGCTGAGGAGTTGGCTAAAGAGATCGCTGAAGCCAAAGCGAAAGAAGAAGCATTTTCAGAGGAGATTGCTGATGAGTAATCAGAAGCCACTTGTTAGTGTTGGCACTGAGTTGCCGCAGGGTACTGTTGTATCCATCAATCATGATAGTGTCACGGTTGAAAAGAATGGTAAGAAGTCTACGTTGGACTTCGCACAAGTTGAACTGTCTTTCAAAGGAGACAAATAATATGTTTAATAATGTAAACATCGTCAAGGGCGATACACTCGCCTGCAAATACCCAAAGCATGGTCGTCGCAACATCTTGAAGCGACACGAGGGAGTTGTCGAGAATCTCGGCGTTAGCAAGAATGGTCTGTATGCGACTATTCGCAGCGAGGACAACACTGTCCGCACACTCTCGTTTTCAAAGATGATTGACCCGCAGAAAGTCTAATCTTTGTTGTGTCCCTGAAAGGGGTGTTTACTTGTGCGGGGGAGTCCAGCATTACGCTGGGCTTCCCTTCACTCGTTTTCATTTCGTATATATGTTAGGGTGTAGTATGTTTTACTGGGGCTGTAGCTCAACTGGTTAGAGTACCGGACTGTCGATCCGGTGGTTGCGGGTTCGAGTCCCGTCAGTCTCGCTTTGGCACGAAAAATGCGTAGGCGTTTTTTGACGCAAACCCTTCCCGGCCAAGGGGTTACATCCCGGCCACCCCAGGTCTTAGCCAATCTTCCCGGATCTAAGACACCATAAGATAGCCAGCGAAAAGATTGGAAAATTCTGAGGAAAAGGCTAAAGACTATTGACATATAATGACGATATAGTATAATAGAGACATAAGAAACGATTTCTATTTCACAGGTAAGCACAAGGAGAGACGAGATGCGTTACACGAAGACGGTTGACCTTTGGGACGGCAACACGGCACATATGGTTCGTACTGGTCAGTTGAAGTTGCAGGCCGGTCAGTGGGTTAAGTGCGGGCAAGAGAAGCCTTCACGTTTCGTCAAGATTGAGGATAGCGGCGTAATCGTTGCGGCTCACCCTCAAGATGGAAGTACGCACAAAAGATTTAAAACTTTGTGCAAAATCTACTTGAAATCTGTTGGAGATGTGGTATAATATAACCATGATTAACACGGATGACTATAAAGAGCAGGTCACTCTGGTAGACCCCAGTCGCAAGATTGAGGTCTACCGAAACCTGCATAAGAAGTGTTGGAGCGTTAGGCAAGCCGGTCTTGTCAAGTTCCACTGTAGCGTTGTCAGTCTAAGGGATTGCGTGTTCGTAGTCCAACCGGCAGGACACGCTAAGGTTATACGAGAGAAGCGTAAGAATGTTCATGCTTTCGTTAGAGGTTATATTTCAAACAACTGCTCGCCAGCGGTTCTAGATGAAATATATTACAACCCCTACAAAGCAAAGACGTTTGTAGACTTTCAAGGTAACCCAGTTCATCAAGCAGAGTTTGTTGAACTAGACTTAAAACATGGTGAACCGCCGGTATTGGCGTTGAATCCAGAATAATAGGGACTAGCTAGCAATCAAGTGAACTTAGTCCATTGCTCAGAGGTTGCCGCGTATGCAGGCTTTGGACTGTCCCTAAAATATATGTTAGGTGGGTAGCTCCCATCTGACAGGAAGGTGGCTGAAAGCGAAAGCTAGTCAGAGGTCGCAAAGGCACACCGCTAACGGAGTATGTCCGAATGGATGAGGCTGTTAGAGGTGGTACAAAGTAGGGAAGCGGGTCAAACCGTAGACATATCTGTCCCTGAAACGTTGTGGGTGATACATAAATCCCACCCTTCCACAATACAACCAGTTAGCCTTCTGATATAAAAAGGCACGCTGCGGGGCTGTAGCTCAGTGGTAAGAGCGCCGTCCTTATAAGGCGGGTGTCGTGAGTTCGATTCTCACCAGCCCTACTATATATATCAGGATAAGCTAAAGTTTGGTTGACAAAATGACGATGTATGGTATAATGAAGGAGTGTACGATGTAACCTTTTGAGGAGTGCTGCCTATGGGAGCGATTTTGCTTTTAGTTTTAATGTTTGTGTTAGCTGATGGTTGGGAGTAATTCTAACCACAAGGAGAGAAAAGAATGAGTAACCCAGAAGAACCTATTTTTCACGGAGACTTTAACTTGCTGCATGACTATTGTGAAGCAACCGACGACGGAAAGCCTATTGATATGGATGACGACGAGGGTGCAAGGGACTGGCTGAATGGCCTGTTTGCCGCAATGGGAAGTGACGTTACACTAGAGTAGCCTGACTAGGAATACCGGCGAGGTCACAAGTGCGGTGTGATCCAAAACCGTAACCGAGTAGCAGGACTAAGGACGTTAAAGCACTGTGCGCCTGCTGCGTAAGTCGGACAAGCCGGTTTTCTTTTTAAGAGAGATTGAAGATGAGTGAGAAGTATGAAAATTATTTGCCTTCTAAATTGTTAGAGGATTGTAGGGAACTTGCGGCTAAGGCTAAACGTAAGAGCAATTCCTCACATACTCTTAGCAATAGAATTACAAGTGTTAGAAGAAGGTTAAAGAAAGCAGCACGAGAGGGTTATACGAGTCTTACTGTCAGTGATTGCTACTATCATAGAGATGCGATTGCTGACGAATTTGAGAAACATGGCTTTGTGGTCAAGGTAGTTGAATCCGCAACCCACTTACGTTGTGAGATTACAATATCTTGGGGAGAGGGAAGTCGGCGGGTTCCTATGGACAGACCTGCACTGATGTTTAAGCCAGTATAATGGTAGACTATATAGAGGAGTTGAAGATGAGTGATCTTAATTATAAGACCGGAGAAATTGCTGATAGCGATAAGCTAGTAAGCATTGTTGTAGAGGGTGGCATGGTAGTCGAAGTTAATGGACTACCTGCTGACTGGCAGTATTACATTGATGATAGAGATTGTCCACCGGAGATTGAAGATGAGTAGAACTATATACCTACATTTAGAGCCACATATGATAAGCCCTGAGTCTGGTGCTACTGTTGAGATTCAATTAGGTGATGAGGGTATTGTTGCCGAGGCTTGGAGCTTAGATGCCTGCATAGCAGCTACTAATTATTCTTATAATGAACTTGGTATTGAGGTAAAAGGGGTTGAAGATGAGTAGTGATGGATGGGATATTATGAGGCAGGTTTGGTTAGATTGGCTTGAAGAAAATAAAGTGGAAATTGAAGATGAGTAGTACAGTAGTAATATATTTAGACTTTGAACGTGACGATATTGATGACATAGATGTATATGAATATCTAAACGAGCTAATGGATAACAATGATTTGGAGTGGGAGATTGGTACGACATGCCGGATAATTTAACAAATGAACAAGTTGACGCTATTACACACGCATGGCTGGACTGTATGGCTGTAGCTCACATAGGTGAGTCAGACGTAGACTTAGGAAGTTTGGCGGAGGCTGGGAGAGATAGCGCACAGGAATTAGAAGATGCGTTTCCGTGGTTGAATGAGAAGAGGGTGTGACATGGTGGAGTACCTTGAATAATATATCAAAAAACGCCCCGCAATTTTTGTGCCAAAAAGTTTTTCGCAAAACTCTGGTTTTTCTGGTAATTATCTCAAGGTTAGAGCTTGACTTTGCCGATATATATGATAGAATGGTAGTGTAACAACAAAGGAGATTGACCATGAAAGAGATGCAAGAGTACCAGCTTGTCTGCCGCCTGTGCAGGGAAACCACCGTTGTCAAGGCTGATCCAGATGACATACGCAAGTGGGGAACCGGCACGCTGATTCAGGATGCACTGCCGTACCTGCCAAAAGGTCATCGTGAGTTGCTGATGTCGGCAACCTGCGATTCATGCTGGCAAGAACTTTTTCCGCCGATGGATGATTGACATTTAGATTTTATATGCTATAATGTATGGCATAAGCACAAGTTTTTTCAATGAAAGGTTTTGAAATGAATTACGAAAAATTGCAAATGACCGCTGACAAGTCCGAAGGTTCCTTCGTTAGGAATCTGGAAGGTAAGACTGGCGTGGGGTTCGCTGAGAATCATCATGTCCATAAGGACTGGTACGCCACAACGATGTCTTACGACGATGCGTTGGAACTGGCGTATGATGCTGCCCGTGACCGTGAGGATATTCTCGCACCTGTCAAGGATATTCAAGGTTCTGTCGATTCTGACGGCAACTTTGTTTTTAAGGTTGGTGACCGTGAGTTTATCCCAACCGACCATGCCATTGAGCAATTCGCAATTAGGGCTGGCGTTCCATCGTCTAGCGTTATGCGTGAACTGCGAAAGCAGGAAGATTATGACGCACAAGATGCTGACGTTATGACCTATCTTGCCAACAATGCTTTGCGTCGATTGAATCAGGATAAAGAGTATCGCTTGCGGACTTACACTGATGGGACTTGCCGCGCATTTGTGACTGACAAGTACGCACCAGTTGACAACCGTTGGTATCTTGAGACTCTCCAAGAGTTCATGCCTGAAGGCCGTTTGTCCCACTGGAAGGGCGACGAGGATACTATATATGGTAACATCCTTCTGCCTGATACCATTCTGGATTATGGTACTGACGACGATTCTGACTACGGTGGAATGATTAGCATTGGTAACTGTGAGATTGGTAAACGCCGTATCTCTCAGACTCCAAGCCTGTTCCGTTCCATTTGCCTGAATGGTTGTATCTGGGGTCAAGTGTCTGGCAAGCAGATTCGTCGCCGTCACATTGGTACGATTGACTTGGAAGCGTTGAAGGTTGAGATTGGTGAGAACATTGAACACCAGTTGCCATTGTTGCCTAACGGTATCACCAAGTTCCTCGCTATGCGTGAATTTGAGAATGGCGATGTGTCGATGAAAAACATCATTGCCGCTGTCTGTAAGGATGAGCGATTCACCAAGCGTGAAGCGTCAACGGTTCTTGAGCAGTTCGTTACCTACGAGAACCATGAGCGTAACCTGTTCGGGGTTGTCAACGCAATCACGAGAGCAGGTCAAGAGTTTGACTCTGCTACATGGGTGAAGTTCGACGAAGTTGGCGGTAGCCTGATTGATACTGACGCAAGCCGATGGTCTGCGATTCTCAAGCGTGCCGATTCAATGCAGGATAAGGACTTTGAGAAAGTCTTTATGACTGCGGTTTAGGTTTCCTTTCGTTGGGCCGGTGGCGGTTGGTTGGCAGCCGCTGCCGGTTTTTCTTTTTGGAGGTGTCATGTTTAACGAAACAGAACGTAACATTATTACTATGGCTCTGATGTATCTTAAAAATGATTATACAGAAGATGACCTAGCCGACTTGGGCATGGAGTGCAAAGGCATATTGCTAGAGCGTATGTGTCAAGAGATGATTGAGGATTTCGTCGGGCCTACTTGGGATGAAGAAGCAACGGCCAAAAATATAGAGCAATACCAATTGAAATTATTTCGAGAACCTAAAGAATAGGGGTTGACAACGGGCCAAAAAACGGCCCGGCTTTTTTCAAAAACACCCCGCAATTTTTGTGCCAAACCGCCCTGTCATATATTTTACTTAACTACTTATAGACTCAAGACTTATGGACATTGTGTCGATATATGGTATAATGGTATAGTCTGACCACTGTATGTAGCCCAGCTCTCTCCCGGTTGATATTGAGACTCAATCTCTATCCCGGTGTACAGCTCCCCTGCCCGGCCACCTCTTGTTTCCCGGTGTCTCCCCCTATTCACCCCGGTCAAGTGATTCAGTGACAGCCAGCGAAAAAGTTGCGTTTTGTAACCCGGTATCAATTCGTTTGTCCCGGCCCAACTTATCAGTTCCAAGTGATTTAGTGACAGCCAGCGAGAAAAGACCATTTTAGGATCTATGGGAAGCTAAAGAATCCGAGTGTGTCGAGCCACGGTAGCATAGCGGCCCAGTAGAGTATAGTCCCGGTAATTAAGAAATAATGCCACTTCCATTTCTTCCAGTTGAGGAAATATAAGAAGAGGATAGAATATATACTAATCCGGGATATCCAGAGTGCATTATATACACCAAACCACTTAATACAATATCTCATAGGTAGAAATATTTCTCGCTCCCAAGAATTTCCAATATAGTATCTTGTGAGCCACATATCTGCCGTATGTATCAATAGAAGCAAAAATACGAAGAGGATAGAAATAGTTTTAGACGGAGTATTATTACTAGGCTTCGACGCCTTTATACAAGGACTTATCATAGTTATTACCTCGCTAACGACTAGAGGGTGGTAGTATATTATACACGGCTAACCATATATTCCACCGAGTGTCTCTGCTAATCATTTCAGATCCGCCCAAATAGTTATAGCCAGCGAGAAAAACCATTTTTTCTAAAGAATCTAGTTGACAAATACCGATACAGATTGTATCATATAGCGTGGCTGTCGCACCAAACCCAATTGGATGAAAGCGTTTATAGTATAGCCAGCTAAAAAAGGAGAGAATTATGGGTAAGAAGAAGAGAGGACAGAAGGTGTGCCCTGAGTGCGGTACAGTGAACGGTGTGCGCGCCTACTACTGTAAGGAGTGTGATTATGCCTTTAAGATGAAGAAGCGTTCTAAGAACCGTAGAGGGCGTCCTGTGAAGGACTGGCGAACCTTGGAGGTAGGGGATTACATTCGTGTCATTGGTAGGTCGGGTAGTTACTATATCAAGTCTAATGGGGATAAGATATATTTTACAGATGCCGGGATCTATCATATAAAACAGAAACATGGGGAAGGATTGACTGTAATAGGAGTCGGAAGACAATCACATGGATTCGAGTTCCTGTATATGGGTAAGGAGAAGCAGTCTAAGCTCCTAGATAATATGTTCAACGCCCCACATAAACTGTGTAAGGTAGACTATATACCACGTTAAACTTCGAGGGATCTGCTAACGATATTATTCAAAAGCGGAACTGTTTTGTGAATTTTCGCGGATTCGGGTTGTTTTTTGTAGTCGCCGCCCCTATTATATAATAAAACGTTTGCTTCCAAAAGGAAAGAATGAATATGAATATTACTTACTTCACAGATATGTTTGTTAAAGCAAAGGAAGAAACAATAGGTCTTGATTCTAATTCTTCTACAGAGATTAACGATGCTTATGAAACGTTTGTCGATCTGGTAACTCAACTGAAGTCTGGAGACGATTTTGCCCTTGCTCAAATGGTTAGAATGTCCACTATGACTCTTAAAGAGAAATTACGATGGCGTATGCACTTAGCAGAAGAAGGTATTGAAATGACCCCTAGACAAGTAGATGAATATGTCGTCTTACTAGAATTAGCTATAAATCACTCACTCGACGAATAACATGCGCGTACTTTGTGCTTATTGCCATGCCAGCAGGTTCAAATCAATATTTTTCTCTCCCCTTAGACCTCCTGTATCCTTTGTGGTATAGGGGGTCTTTTAATACTGTATATAGTGTTATAATGGTATATATTGTATGTCGTACTACCCTTTGAGTATCCGAAATGGCATATCTAACGTGTATAATTAAGTAGAGCATTAGGGTAGAAAACCCAATAAAAAAATAGAAACTAGAAGAAAATGGGCATAAAACCCACAAAAGGAGGAAATCTATGAAATCCGCTATTCTATCAGTAATTGTATTACTATTTTCATCTGCAACATGTGATGCACAGGAGCCTAATCGTATTATTAAACCTCCTCAGCCTAGACCTCTAGTTGGAAATAGACTGGGTGTAGGTAAACAAGAGTGGCAAAATTCTCGTCCACAACAGCAAACCATTAGGCCTAATAATTATTACAGACCCTATGTACATCCATTCTACTACCCCTCTGTGGAGACTAGGTTTCACCCACTACATGGATTCTATAGAGTTTACAGACCTCCAGTAATCAACCCCTATTACAATCCTCCGGTTATTACATATCCTCAACCAGTATACCCAGCGCCATTCCAAGGTTTCTACTTTCAATTTGGATTTTAGGAGACAACCATGAGACTGTTCCAAGTAAGAAAATTACCTGACTGGGTGATAGATGAAATCACCCCTTATCATAATAACTTACCAGAAACGAATCACTTGGATGGAAAATATAGACTGCGGAGATACTCAGTTGTAGCACCAATTATAGAAGGACATTTAATGCCTTTGGGGTATGGAAGGCTCTCTACAAATGAGTTCACACAATCATCAAAATATAATAAGTTTCAGGGAGACGTAAAGAGAGTATTTGAACCACTTGAGGAATCTTTTGTCAGATCTAAGGCATTTACCTTTATCTGCAATCTATTTAACAAGGAGTTTAATTGGCAAGGGAACATAGAAGTTCACCAGATGAGAGTTCTAGCTAAGGAGGGAGGTAAGCTTTCTCCAGAGGGAATTCATCAGGACGGCTTCGATAACATAAGCATGCTAGGCGTTTCCAGAAAAAATATGACAGGCGGTCACTTATTATTATATCGTGATAGGAAATCTGAACCTATTGTAGATATGATACTAAGAGACGGCGAGTCTGTATACCTTGACGACAGGGAGCTGTGGCATAACGGAAGTCCTGTTGTTGCAGTAGATCCAGACTCTGAAACATACATGGACATGTTAATACTATTAGCAAAGAGGTGAAATAAAGAGTGATGAGCGGCGACTGCGACAAACCAACCAACAACGACTGCATAAAACCAGATCTAGACAAGACCATCAACTTCTTAGAAAGACAGGGTGTTAGTGTACATAACGCAAGTGACATGGCTGGGCTTGGGGATATGGTGGAATCAGCACTAAGTACTCTCGGTATTACTGAAGAGAGATTTAAGAACTGGTTCAATCTACAGGAATGTAACTGTAGCAAGCGTAAGGCTTGGTTAAATAAAGTGTTCTCATGGAAAAGACGTAAATCCTGAATTATGTGTAAAAGTCAATAATTATTTAAAAAAATGGGTGCTGTTCGCCATATTTAGCTATAATAGGTATGGAGGATTCACCGGATGAAAGTTACATGTAAAGAGATTTCCGAATTATTTGGAGTTGACTATCTACAGGCCAGCGGGCTTCTGAAGATATTAATTAAGAGTGGCGTATGCGAGATCTCTGGAGAGAACAGGAGTTCCGGCAGAGGTAGACCTACTGTAGAATATAAACTACCTAGATCTGTCACTATTGATTTCTCAAGCGGCAAAATAGATGGAATCGGAGAATGTTAGATACAACTCTGCTAGGTTTGAAAGGCCTAGCACTGATAGCTGGTTAACTGTGAGTTTTCCAGACATCGTTCTTGGATTTAGTGTTATGGAGTGGGAAGTATTTGCGGATATTTTCTACGAGGGATGGGAACTTGTCTGTTGTGGCGACAACATAGAGTAGGAAAACAAATGGCTAAATATTATGTTACATGCCTAGATAGAAAGACTATCGTCAATGCTGACAGCGAACTAAAAGCTTGCGTTGTAGCCAGCGAAGTTATGAATGTGACGACTGCTGGTATTAGCTGGATAGTCTCTGAACGAGGGTTTGAAAAACACGAAGATGATGTCATGGTTCCCGACCATGATATCATAGCAGAATTATTAAAACGAAATGGGAATTAACCAAAGGAGGATGAAGATGTTTAACAAATTAGTGGTGGCACTACTACTAGCAGTAACCTTTACGCCCAACGTTTCTGGTCAGGCTCAAGACCCAGATAGTTTATATGACAAGTTCCAGCAAGTATCTGTTACTGTAAAATCTGGTTCAGGCGAGGGTTCTGGAACTATCATTACAAGAGAAGTTCAGATTGCACCAAACAAGACCGCTAAAATAAATTTTGTCTGGACTGCTGCTCATGTCATCGACAACCTTAGAACGGTCAGGAATACTGTTTATGATGGTAAGGTCAAAACAAGCGTAGAGTTCAAAGACGCCCAAATTGTACAGGAGCTTGTAGAAAACGGTAGACGTGTGGGTGAAGTTAAGATGGACGCTAAGGTTCTGAAATATTCAGATTCCGAAGAGGGAGAAGACTTAGCACTATTGATGATCAGAAAGGTCAACTTCACAGACGCAGGAATTAGTTTTTATAAAGGCGAAGGGAATCCAGTTGCCATCGGAACGGAACTATACCATGTAGGCTCACTACTAGGACAGGTGGGAAGTAACTCTATGACAAGAGGGATTGTATCTCAAGTCGGTAGAGTATTAAATCTTGGTAGCGGAGACGGTGTAGTATTCGACCAGACAACCGTTACAGCGTTTCCCGGTTCCAGTGGAGGAGGAATTTTTCTCACAGAGCGATCCGGGGATAAAAAGGGAGAATATGTAGGTATGCTCGTAAGGGGTGCTGGTGAAACTTTCAATCTAATGGTACCAGTAAGAAGGCTCAGGGAATACGCCAACAAGAATGGTATTGGATGGGCTGTTGACGAGACCGTACAAGTCCCCTCTTTAGAAGATATCCTAAAACTTCCCATCGAAGGCGAAGTAAAGAAGGACGAAGGAAAAGAAGGCGAGAAGTCAATTTCTGCCGACTCAAAGAAATTTCCTACTCTTCCAGAGCTTGACAAAAGCAAACAGGATGTTACAATAGACAAGAAATAATGAAAATTGGATTCACATGTTCTTCGTTTGACCTGCTCCACGCAGGCCACATACTAATGCTAAAGGAGTGTAGCAATAATTGCGACTACCTCGTAGTTGGATTACAGACAGACCCCACTATTGACAGGGAAAACAAAAACAAGCCTGTTCAAAACGTCTTTGAAAGATATATTCAACTAGACGCTATTGATTGTGTGGATGAGATAGCTATCTACGAGACCGAGGATCAGTTACTACAACTCATTAACTACATTAATCCTGACATAAGATTCATAGGTGAGGACTGGAGAGACAAACGGTTCACTGGATGGAGACAAGCCAAGCTTAAGCATTACGAGATGTTTTATAACAAGAGGTATGGTTACTCTACTAGCGAGTTAAGGAAAAGGGTCAATGGATCTAATTGAAGCCTGTGATCACTGCGGAACATTCTGTAGAATTCCGGTAGAGGATCTCTATGAGATGGGAATCTCAGACAATATTTGCCACAATTGCCTAAAGATTTTGGTTGACATTGACGATAAAGAAGGTATAATAGGAGACGTAACTTGATCAAAAGACTCTCAAAGTACATTTGGTATACATTTATTATAGTTATTCCACATGCACTAAAGTTTTTTACCGATCTTGACATAGACTACATGCTACTGTGGCAATGTGCTATGATTTGTTTAGTTGCATCTGAGTATGAACACAGGAATTTAAGCAGGAAATAAAATGCGTAATAGATCCACTAGCAATTTTACTAAAGCTGTAGACTACTTGTTTCACAAAGCGGTTTCCGATAGAAACAAAGCGGAGCTTTCATTGAACCTCCTAATGAACAATGGTGTTGGTATTGGAGATCATTCCACGGGAGATTTCTGGTCTAACCTAGACGAGGCCTTAGATGCCCTTGTTGATGCAGAAGATAGGCTCGAAGTAATTGAGGAACGGTTTGGAAGGTCTGAAGACGAGGAAGAACCTCCATTTTAACACACTACGATTAGAGACCCTGTAGCTCAATCGGATAGAGCAACGGTCTTCTAAACCGTAGGTTACAGGTTCAAATCCTGTCAGGGTTACTTATGAGAATATATGAATTTAAACAGTCAAACACATCACCACTTAAATATAATATACAACTCACTGAAGCGGAGATGTCAAAATTAAAAAGTGAGAACCACACAGAAGTTTTTGATATTATCGGTAAACTTCTTGACCGATTAGATAAAATAGAAATTAGAGAGGAAACGTGAGATGGGAGACCCACTAAAAAAGATAATCGTAGATTGTGACGGCGTAATTGCTGGAAAGGATAACGGTGGCGAGTACGCTAAAGCTCCACCGCTACAACACGGTATTGATCAAGTCAACAAGCTTTACGATATGGGATATGAGATCATATTGTTCACTGCTAGATATGGCGAGAGAAAGCAGGGCAACATCAACCAAATGTATGAAGCTGGATACGCCGAGTGGGTCGAGTGGCTTAATAAACACGGTGTCAAGTACCACCATGCATATATGGGTAAACCCGCAGGCGTCTTGTATATAGACGATAAGGCGGCTAGAGTCGAAGCTGACACACATGAGGGATGGAATCAAGTTTGGAAAGAGGTCAAGGCTCTAGAAGGTAAGGATAAGTACGGAAATTACACAGAAGAACAAAAGGCTTATTGGGACAGTTTCGTAAGCTAACTGATTATATTTTAACAAGGGGGTGAAAAGGCATCGACAGGTAATAAAAGTATTAGTTGCATTGACTGGTTGATCGGTAGGCCAGTATAAAAACCGATTAAAGTTCTAAGTGCCGAAAAGAATTTCGCACTAGCCGCTTAGCGGCAGGGGGTTGCGTAAACCTTCTTACCCAATTACGCTGACTCCGATAATCGGATAGAGTTTTCTCACTTGAAGTAAAGGAGGGTGATGGCAATAATTTGTCTGATTCAGGTAATTCCTGATAGCTTTGTCTTTTGTGCGACTACAATAGACTAACAATGTAGATACTAGTGTGGATATTATACTGGACGCGGGTTCGATTCCCGCCGCCTCCACTTGCCTGTGCGGGCAAACAGCTACGCCTAAGAGGGTAGCACTTTAATCTTGCTTTAACAAGGAGAAAAGATATGAACGTAATTAAAAATTTTTCCCACAAAGGGAAAGAGACGCCAACTCTGCACGATAAACTATTTAATGAGTTCTTTCGTAGTACCATTGGTTTAGACAGACTATTCAACCAGCTAGTTTACACAAGTCAGGTTAATAGTAACTTTCCCCCATATAATATAATTCAGAAGGACAAGACCACTCTTGTTGAGGTTGCCTTGGCTGGATATAGCAAGGACGACCTGAATGTAGTAGTCGAGGAAGGTATTCTTTCTATTGCAGCTTCCGGTCACTCTGAACATAGTGAAGATCATGTACATGTACATAAGGGCATAGCCACACGTAAGTTCAAGCGAGACTTTAAGCTTGGGGAGCATGTGGAGGTTAAGTCCGCAGAATTTAATGATGGTCTGCTTACAGTAACTCTTGAGGAGAATATCCCCGAAGAGAAGCAACCTAAAGTAATAAAAGTTAACTAATTTATCAAGTCCCGCACAGGCTTCTATTGACAACTAGGTTTTTTATACTATAATGGAGAAACAAGTGCCTGACAAGATTCTCATTAAGGTAACAAAACACGATACAAAACGAGCAGAATCAGACCCCTCAAAAAGTCCGTTAGTGAGGGCAATATCAAGAGCACTTAAAACCTCAATAGATGATGTTGAGGTAAACAGAGAAAAAGTTTACATTTGGAATGAATGGGACAGCCCAGAGTATATATTCTCACTAGACGATAAGGCGAAAAGCTTTAACACTAGTTGGGAACTTAAAGAGGACTACCCAGAAACACTTGAATTTAATATCACAAGAAGGAAGTAATGATGAGCACTAGCAGCGGAGTTGCTACCATGCACCAACCCATCAAGAACAAAAACGTCAAGAAGACCGTTAAAAAACAGGGAAACAGCTTCCCTTCAGACAGGTCTATACTAGAGTGCTTGTATGCACACTACGGAAGACCTACTAACATAGAAAAAGAAAAGGTTAAGATATATAGATCTTACAATAGTCCAGCGGGCTGGGCGCAGGAAGACTGGGTAGTAAACGGCTGGCAAATGGGAAGAGTCACCGTTTTTAGCGGATACCGAGACAACCCAACAGACCTCTTTGCAAAAACCAAAATAGGGGCAGAGGGAGAAGGCAGTTGGTTTATATCAATCAAAGGGGATCAGATGAGAGTCTACCTCAAAGGTAAACTAGATACAACTTTAAAGGTAGAGGTTTAATGAGAGCTTAATGTTTTATGTGTTAGCGGCTGTAGTATTAGCAGCTTTAATTGTAGTCTACAACATCTTTCTAAAGACTCCTCCAGAGATAGACGAACCTGAACCTGATTACTTGAACATGACTAATCAGGAAAAGAAGGAAAGACGTAGAGAGTGGAGAGAGAAAAGAAAAGAATCACGACGAAACTGGCGAATAGAACGGATAAATGCAGTTAAGGAAAAAATTTATGCTGTGGCGTCTAAGAGAAAATGGTTGTTTTTTATCATTGCCGGTGCTATAATAGCATATCTGGTTATCTTTAAGGGTGTCGGTGGTGGAACAACAGATGGTTTATTAGAAAAGATTAAAGGGCTGTTCTAAAATGGGATTACACGAAGATTCGGTGGTCGTGGACTTGCATACACACCCATGTATAAAAGCTTCTATATTTCATAGAGACCTAGGCTCTAGACGTAAAAAGTTTTTAGCGGAACTATTTAAGCGTAAATTCTGGCCGCTCAGCAACAGAGCTTCCTTCCCTTTATTGATTGAAGGTGGTACAGATATTATATTATCTACGGCATACGTACCTGAAGGTGGCTGGTATAGCGACATGAGGCTTGCTAGATGGTTAATAAACCTAGCCCCGAGAGTTAAAAAGAAAATCTACAAGTCACCCTACTTCAACGCTATAATGACAGTGTTAGACGATGTTGAAGAGCAGGTTCTTTCTTGGAACGCTAGTCAAGAACCGAAGAAAATTAAGATATGCCGAAATCCCAGAGATCTCAAGAAAGCATTAAAGGACGACTTGTTCTGCCTCATCCATTCGGTTGAAGGCGCGCACTCACTAGAAACAAAATCTGCATCTGACTATCCCGACGATATTAAAAGAGGTCTACACGGTAGAGCGCAGATGCTGGAAAACTTAGACATATTAAACAACAGAGGTGTTGCATATTTAACCTTAGCACACTTCTACCCCAATGCATGTGTTAACCCAGTTTTTCCATGGCCTGAGTACGCTTTTAATCACGGCGACTGGAAAGGGCTATTATCAAAATGGGATGAGACGCTAGGTCTTACATCCAGAGGTGAAGCTGTTGTTGAAAAAATGTTAGATCTAGGAATGTTGATAGATATATCACACTGCACGTTAAGTGCAAGGAAAAGAATATATGACATAGCTTCCCACCACAAGAAAAAACAGTGTATATTAGCTACACACTCAGGAGCATTTGGCGTTAACAGAAATACCTACAACCTACACGATTGGGAACTAAAGTGGCTAGCTGATAATGGTGGAGTTGTTGGTATTATTTTCATGAACTACTGGCTCACTCCTCACACCACAGACCTTGGCTTAAAATATATAGAAGAAACGATGAGCCACATGACAAATGTGGCGGGTGAAGATGTCGTCAGTATAGGTACAGACTTTGACGGATTCACAGACCCGCCAGATGAAATTGTAGACGCTTCACAGATGCCTAGGATAACAAAATATCTTCAGGCAACAGGACATAGAGATGAAGCTATTAGTAAATTCTTAGGCGGCAACGCTTTGAGATTGTTGTTGGAGGGCTGGAAAGGCTCTCCTGTTTAATTGTTTTTAGGAGGTTTAAGGATAGAATATGGGAAAGATTAAAGCTTTATTTGCCTCTCGTCGTTTTTGGGTTGGTGTAGCTGGCGTTATCGTCATCTGTGCTGATACCGTTCTTGGCGAAGGTACTATCGACCCGACCACTGTTCAGAATGTAGTACTGTTAGCTGCGTCTTGGATTGTAGGTGACAGTATCCGAGTTACCGAATAATGAAAAATTATTTGGCTGGTATACTTTGTTTGGTTTTCCTAAATTTAAACCAGACAGATGCTCCAGACTCAGGGAGCAACGAGGCTCAATGGGCTGAGTTTGTGGCGGGTGTTCTCAACGTTGAGGAGGAAGGCGTTGAGTACATCTTGCCAGACGGAAGACGTATAGATATATACGACAAAAGCAATAATATATCATACGAAGTAGACTGGTGCCAAAAATGGGAAGAGGGCATAGGTCAATCTCTTGGCTACGCTATAGCCACCAATTCAGATCCCGGACTTATCTTATTATTTAAGAACGGAGATGATGAGTATTACAACACTGCTCTTGGTGTTGTGAACCAACTCAGAGAAAGAGGCTTCAACTACAAGTTCATTGTGGTAAATGTTGGTTCTGGAAAAATATGGAAATATTAGCCTAGTGAAAATTACAGACAAGCCGTTCATTGCGTTAATGTCCATACTTTTTACCATTCAAATGCCTTTTGAAGGATCTATACTTGTGGTTCTCCCTTTGTTTTTATTTGATTTTGCTCAAAAAAACTTAAAGAACCTTCTTGACATTGACGATACATATAGTACAATAAAGCCATGAATATATTTTACCTATGGAGCCTGACCAATGGCTAACTTTTGTTATGACTGTTGCTTGGAGCTTTTTTCAGGCAGCGAAGAGGAAGCGATGGAAAATGATTTTGCAGGGATCGTTAGAAACAATGAAAAGTATTTCTGCCTGTGTGAAGGGTGCGGGTGGATTACCGTAGATAAAAATGGAAAGAAGATCAATGAGACAGATGAATAAGCGTGAATGGCTTAGCTTTGTTTTAGAAAACAGAGATAAACTCATATCCGAGATAAGTCAAGATCCTGTAGCCATTAGAAATGTTATGGCAGAGAGTGGTGTAGAAGTAACCCCAGTAGAGCTTTCAAATCTAATAGGCCTCATCAAGGACACTATCCACTATCTTGATAGCACTATTGATTTTTTTTCAGAATAATTTAAGTCTAGGGTTGATAAATGAAAACGGGCATGTATACATGTTTCACAATGCTTGTAATTGCCGATCTATTTGTTACAGAATATGTGATAAGGTTCCCATTCATCGCTGAAGGCAACCCAATCATGCAAATTGCAATGGACTATATTCCCGGTGGAATGTGGACACCAAAGCTTATAGGATTACTGGGCATTATTGTTTTCTGGAAAAAGGTTACGCCTAATTTCATGGTCACTCTCTGTGTGGTGATGTCTGCGGTTGTCCTTGTTAACTGTTTTCTACTGGCCACGTATTAATATGGATTATTTCTGAAAATTTTTTAAAGTTTGGGGTTGACAAAACCGATAAGTACTGTATAATAAACGCATCGTTAGCAAACTAGCAAAGTAAAAAGGATAGCAAAATGAAACTTCACACCCAAGTAAAAAATATTGAAAAGTCTGGCGTTCTGGAAGATTCCAGTTTTAGCATTGAAGCATCTGCTAAGGCTTTCTTCATTCTCTCTGACGGCCTTTACTCCAACAAGGTCAAAGCTGTTATTCGTGAGCTGTCTACAAACGCTTACGACTCCCATGTAGACGCAGGTATGATTGATTGTCCGTTTGACGTGCATCTTCCTACCCGTCTCGACCCTGTTTTCTATGTCAGGGACTATGGCACAAGCATGACTCACTCTGAGTGCATGTCTCTTTACACGACATACTTCCGTAGCACCCGCAATGATAGTAATGATGCGGTGGGTTGCCTAGGTCTGGGAAGTAAAGCTCCTTTTGCATACTGCGACCAGTTCACCGTAGAAGCATATCTCAATGGGGTTGCCCGTGTATACTCAGCGTTCATGAATGAAGATGGCTCGCCAGTCTTTTCTCTCCTTGATGAAACCGTAACCGATGAGCCTGACGGTCTCAAAGTTTCAATGCCGGTAAAAGAGGAAGATATTTACGATTTTGAGAGAGAGGCTTCTGAACTATATGCCTTCTTTAATGTCGCCCCCAAGATGATTGGCAAGGAGATCTCAACGGCTACCAAAGAAGTAATTCTCTCCGGCTCTAACTTCGAGTTCGTAAAGCGCGAAAGTAGAAATTTTGTGATCATGGGGCAGATTGCCTACCCACTCGACGCTGATGATGTCTGGAGCTGGCCAATTGCTGATGAAGACTCCGAGGCGTACAATTTCCTTGATCGGTCTCGTGGTCTCCGTATATATGTAGACATTGGTGATGTTGATATCACTCCTAGTAGGGAAGCTCTGTCATATAATGCGGTGACAAAACAGGCTATTAAGAATATTATAACGGAGATGAGTCTTGAGCTTGCCGTTGATATGGAACGACAGGTTCAGCAACAACCTACTTTGTACAAGGCTCGTCGTCAGTACCTCAATCTTTGTAATCAATGTCAATCCCTGAAGTCCGTAATGGATTCTCTGGATAACTCGATCTCATATAACGGCGAGGCGTTGTGGGATAGCGGTTTGGAACAAATTGAAGTTGGTGAATTGATTTCCGTAAAACATTATTACAAAAGTCAGTGGCGACAAAAGATTGAGACAGATCACGCCACCAAGATTAACCTTCGTCACGATACTACAATCATTATTGACGATCTCCCAAGAGGTGGACTCAGCCGTATTAGGGAATATATTAAAGAGCAGAGAGAGTTCTCTGGCTATATGTTCCACGCTGGAGACCTTGAGGATAATCCAAATGCCGCCAACGCTTTTCTTGAGCTTCTTGGTGGAGCTGAGGTTGAAGACTGCATCCTTACGTCTACCCTACCTAAACCTGTTCGTAACTATTCTTACAGCGGTGGTGGAGCTAGTGTTCAGGGTCAGGTTTATGACCATGAGGCAGGTCATTTTGTAGAGTGTAAGATCAGTGTAAAAGAAGAAGACGCCTATTATATTGAGGAGTCTAGGGGTGAAGTGTACTTGAAATTTGAGGACTACTATCGCTCCATTCATATATCTGCTTTGCAAAGTAAGCTTAGGACAATTGCTCAGCACGCCGATAGCATTAATGACTACAAGATCTTCTTGGTCAAGCCTTCTGTAGCTAAGAATAAGAAGCTTAGCGAAAGAGACGGTTGGCGTAACGGCAGCAAGCTAATTGTGCGATACATAAATGAGCTTATTGAAGAGAATTATGAAATACTCAACAAGCACCGTAACAAACCTGAAATCTCAAAGGAACGATCAGGTCAACGGATTGCTAAAGCGGTTGAACTTACCACTACTGATAATGATCTCAAGAAGATTCATGCTGAGTGGAAAGAGCACTGTGCCGACATCACAGAGAACGAATACACTTGTGAACAACTGTTTAAGCTGGAGCACTGGGCGACCACCGAGGTTCCTAAATACGAGGAGAATAACAGCTTCTCAGATAGGTATGACAAAGCCTTGGAGTCCTACCCTATGATCTCACATTCTGACATTGGATGGTATGGGCTGGATGATGATCAGGCTCAAGATTTCGCCAATTATATTGATTTGATTCAAAATTCTGTTGACAAATAACAAGATCTACACTATAATAGGTTATCGGTGAAACGATTTTACTTTTAAGGAAAAAACTATGAAGTACGTAATTGCAAATGACGGGACAGTAACTGCGGTTGTAGCGGGTCAGACCTACACATTCAACAGTGACCACCCAAGCTATGATAAACTTTTGAACAACCTGAAGACAGGTAACGTTGAGTACTTTGAGGCTTCATACGACATTATTAGTCGTGTAAACAGTTTTTGCGAAGGCTACGTCAGCGCTGATGGAGGCGAAATGACTTGGGACGGCATCGCTATGCCAGACCTGTTTACTGACAGAATCCTAGATATGATAAGTCAAGGATTTCCCTTTGAGCCTATGCTCAATTTCCTAGACAACCTCAGCCAAAACCCTTCAGACCAAGCAGTTGTTGAGTTGTTTGATTTTATGCAAAACAAGCATCTCCCAATAACCTCTGACGGCCATTTCTTGGCTTACAAGGCTGTAGGTGAGGACTTCACAGACCTGTACTCAGGCAGTCTAGACAACTCTGTTGGGCAAACTGTTGAAGTTCCCAGATCCAGCGTAAATAGCAATCGCAATTCGCATTGTGCTGCTGGACTGCACGTTGGCGCTATTGACTATGCTGCCAGCTATGGCGGTATTGATATTAACAACAAGTCAGACGACGATGGTGGTAACAACCTTGTTATTTGCAAGGTGAACCCAATGGATGTCGTCAGCGTTCCAAGCGACTCAAGGTTCCAAAAACTGAGATGCTGCAAGTATGAAGTGGTCTCCATGTTTGATAACATTTTCAGCTCTTCCGTCTACATGACAGAGAATGAAATTGACTCTATCAAGCGTGAGAAGCGTACCAAAGAATGGGCGCATGAGATTACCTCAAAGCTTAAGAGGGTCAAGGAAGTACTTGAAAAGGTAGAGCGTTACGCTACTGTTTAATTATAGAAAGGTTAAAGTATAATGAGATTTTTTAGAACGTTCATCGCTGTTATTGCTATCTGCGGGTTTGCTAACGACTGCTTTGCAGGCAACCAGCGACGAGGGGTTGAGTTTAAATGCTTCACTCCAATTGATGTCTTGCACGGTACGGGAATCTTTATTAAGGATACCGGCAAGAATGTGGTGGATGGTGTTCATACCACAGTGGAAGGTCTAGGTGAGCTAATTACTGCACCATTTAGAGCAAGGATCTGTGTTCCACAAAGACGCTTTCGTTATGTTCCTCCTAGGATTCATCTCGAACCAGCAGAAATGTATGAAATTAAGCCGCCCTCTGTCGTCATCCCTCCAAAGGGATTACCTGCTCCACCAAAGCCTCCGGCTAGGGTTGACGGGGTGGACGACCCGCTACCTTTGAGGTATCTGCCAGCACCATACAAAGTTGCTGATGACAGAATAGCCAAGAAGTAAGCGTCAAGCACTGGTGGTTCCCGCCACCAGTGCATTTTTTTCTACAAAGGTAAAGACACATGAAATATATAGTAAACCTAACTCACAAAACAACAGGGAAGGGAAAAGTGAGAAAAGTAAATGCGGAAACTATGGAGTCAGCGCATAACACGATGGCAAAGAGATACCCAGAATATGAAGTTGGCAGAATTTACGCAGACGCAGACGCATCCGTCAGCATGCTGTATCAGATAATGAAGGAAGCTAAACGTGAGGCTGAGTAGTACTAGCCTATCTAATCGGGTATCTCGCATGATCGACCCGCCAGTGAAAAACAGGAGCTTATAAAATGGCAAAGAGTTCAAACAGACACGAAACAGGGAAGAAAGTTACTACCAGAAGTCGATTTGGTAGTCACTCTGATATGGTTCTAGACCCCACAAGTGCTGAGCCATGGCCTAAACTTGAGTATAACGAGGTTGTGTGCAAGGATGATGAAGGGTACTACATAACCCTCACAAGCCGCTTAGATACAGGGTTGGCTGATCCCAATAGATATTCAACAAACAAAAGAATTGAACTCATAGAGTATGAACAGGGAGATTGAATATGCAAGTCATGAGACCGGGAACAAAGGTGGTTATAGACGATGAGATACAAGCTACAATTACGTCTGTAGCAATACATGTTGGCGACTATATACAATACCAGTGCGCTTGGTGGAATGGAGACTCTAGAAACACGGAATGGTTTCATGAGAACAACCTAGAGGCGCTTGACAAGAGAAAGAAAAAAATAAAAATAGGATTTCATAGTGAATAAAAATGGCTAACTTTTTATTTGACGTAGATGGAACTCTCACACCGTCTAGAAAATCTATAAACAGATCTTTCCGTAAAATGTTTGGGGGTTGGATTACTGAGGCTAGAAGCTTGGGACATAAAGTTTTTCTGGTAACAGGTTCAGATAAGAGAAAATCAGTTCAGCAACTAGGCGTTTCCCTATGGAGACATATATCTTGGGACGGTTGCTACCAATGTTCTGGTAATGTCCTCTACATAAGAAACTCTGTAATCAAGTCGGCTTCTTGGGTCGCTTCAGATGATCTAAAAGAAGATCTGAAAATGATAGTCGAAGGTAGCCATTGGCGTAACACAGCTACAGTAAAGCTTGAACAAAGAACAGGCACCTGTAACTTCTCAACTATCGGAAGAAATTGCTCTGACGAAGAGAGGCAAGAATACTACACTTGGGATTTAGTTAACAAAGAGAGAGATAGAATAGTGAAGGAACTGTCTCCCAAGTACCCAGACTTACAATTTATGATAGGTGGGGAGATAAGCATAGACATCTTTCCAAAAGGGAGAGACAAGTCCCAAGTTGTACAGGACATGTCTGGAGAAACTATATATTTTGGGGACAGATGTCACCCAAACGGAAATGACTACACGATATCACAGGTTTGTGACTCATTTTATAATGTACATAGCTGGATGCACACTAGAGAGATACTAAAGGACATAATACTATGAAGGCTGTCATGGCTGGAAGTTTAGCGTGGGTAATTGAAATATCAATTGTGATGTTCATATTATTCCTTGTAAAGTGGGAAGAAACCAAGGTAATCAAAAGAAGGCAAAAATGAGACTTGACCATATAGCATATAGAGTTCAAGACCGAGACGCTACTGTAGAATACCTTGAGAACGTACTGAAATACACGCAAGCCGAAGAGTTTGAAATAACTTTCAGCGATAACTCCAAGGCTATGTGTGTCGCCATGACTCCTCCAGAGAAATCCCATAGCTCGCAAAAGTTCTCAGTAGACTTTCCAGCAGTCGGGCCAACGGTAACGTCGTACCATCTGGCTCCAGAGATATTTATTAGCCAAGGATCAAAAGGCTCTATCGTTGACACATGGGTCAAGGAAACCGGTGGAGGCATACACCACCTAGCCTATAGCGTGCAGGACATAGACGCGAAGGTTAAAGAGTTTCGGTCACTCGGCGTCAGATTTCTGTCAGATGAAATCATAGACTGCCCAGAAGATAACCTGAGACAAATTTTTACTGAGCCTCAAACACTCCTAGGAGGTATAATAATAGAGCTAATAGAAAGAGGCGATAAGGGCTTCTGCAAAGGTTCGGTAAAGAATCTGATGGAATCTACCAGCACAGAAAGCAAAAATAAAGATGGACATGAAGGAATGGAACGACCTAGGCTTTGATCCTATGAAGGATGGCTACTGGCCAACAGCTCAGCATATAAGGGATCGGCTAGAAGAAAAGGATAGGATGAGGAGGAAGGCTAGGCTTATAACTCTTGGTATAGTTTTTATGTCAATGGCTTTCTTGTTAACCTTAATCTGGTTTCTATCATGAGTCTTGAACTAAGCAAAAGACTTTGCATCCTCTTCGGTTTTACAAACCTAATCCTTGGATTAACCGTAAGGTCTAACTTCAACCTAGGTATAGCTATCTTGATGTTTTTATGGGTTGCATTTCTTGAATATAGTGGAGTGGAATAGTGAAGTTTGAAGACGGGATTAAACTAGACTTTGATGACGTTTTAATTAAACCCAAGAGGTCTACCTTAGCTACTAGGTCTGGCGTAGATATTGAAAGATCTTACAGATATCTCCATTGCAAGTGGTGGGAATCAACTATTCCTATAATAGCTGCCAATATGGACACGACAGGGACTTTTGCAATGTCAAATTCCCTTGAAGGTTTTGAAACAATGGGAATGCAAACAGCCCTACATAAACACTATAGCCTAGATGATTTAGCTGGATTCTTTTCCTCTGGGTGGTGTACAAACACTTGGTATACTATAGGAATTAAGGAAGAAGATGTTAAGAAACTCATAGCGGTAGACGATATTGTTCGATCCAGATGCCCCACGTCAGTGGGACTTGGAATAGAAAGAATATGTATTGATGTAGCCAACGGATATCAAAAGGTTTTTGTTGACCATGTTAGGCGTGTCAGAAACCTATTTCCCCATTCCGTTATAATGGCTGGCAATGTTTGCACTCCCGAGATGGTAAGTGAGCTATTAATTAGTGGTGGAGCAGACATAGTTAAGATTGGTATCGGGCCGGGGTCTGTTTGTGCTACAAGAAAGATTACCGGGTGTGGATATCCACAACTATCAGCTATAATAGAGTGTGCTGATGCTGCCCATGGTGTGGGTGGCCATATATGCGCTGACGGTGGTTGCAGAGAAGCTGGCGATGTAGTTAAAGCTTTCGCTGCTGGAGCGGACTTTGTTATGCTAGGAGGCATGCTTGCTGGAACAGATGAGTGTGAAGGGGAATGGGAATACTCAGATGGCGGCGAAAAGGTCGCCTTAAAGTTCTACGGGATGTCAAGTGAAGAAGCTATGAACAAACATGGGTCGGGAATGGGTTCCTACAGGGCATCTGAAGGCATTGTAAAATCAGTCCCCTACAAAGGCTCGGTATCAAGAATACTACAGGAGATAACTGGCGGCATAAGAAGCGCTTGCGCTTATGTTGGAGCGCCCACCCTAAAAGATTTACCTAAATGCGCCACATTTGTTGTAAGGAGAAAGTAATATGGGCTTAACAGTATGTATAAGTGGAGGCTTTGACCCAGTACATGTGGGACACTTAAGAATGATAAGAGCAGCCAAGAAGCTCGCTGGCATAGATGGAAAGCTTATTGTAATACTCAATAGCGATGATTGGCTCCAAAGAAAGAAAGGTTATGTGTTCATGCCTTTTGACGAGAGAAGGGAAATACTGATGGGCTTTAGAGGTGTCGATGCAGTCTCTTCTGTTGATGATAGTGACGACACTGTATGCAAAGCTCTTGAACGTCTTCGTCCAAACATTTTTGCTAATGGTGGAGATAGAAAAGAACACAACGTACCAGAGGACGCCACATGTGACGTGTATGGCATCGAGATGGTTTACAACGCAGGAGGAGGAAAGGTTCAAAGCAGTAGCGAACTTGTATCTAACTCTAAAGGGGCAAAAGATGAATAAAAGCAGAATCCACGATGGCAAGGTTCATGTTTCTAAACCTTGGGGTCAGTACACAGATATATACAGAACAAAAAATGTAGTCTTTAAAAGAATAGAGGTTTCCCCCGGAGAAGAGATGTCATACCAATACCACTCCAAGCGGGATGAGTTTTGGTATATCCTAGAAGGTCACGGGCTGATGATTATAAATGACATAGAGGCTGGTGCCTTTAGTGGTGATACTTTCTCAATTAAAAGCGGTGTTAAGCATCAGGTTAAAAATATAGGCACGTCCATGCTAGTTATCTTTGAAATGCAGGTTGGCGTATGTGACGAGAACGACATTGTTAGACTGACAGATAAATACAACAGGAACCAAAAGGAAGAAAGTTGAAAACAAAACTCATCTCGGTAACGCCAGAAGCCGAAAATGTAATTGGGTACTGCGCTAGAGTAAGCAACCCTAAAAACCAAGACAACCCAGACGTTTCCAAGCTTCTTGGTTATTGCATTAAACACGGCCATTGGTCTATCTTCGAGATGGCCAATATGGTTGTAGAAATAGAGACAACTCGTGGTATTGCTGCACAAATACTCAGACATAGAAGCTTTTCTTTTCAGGAGTTTAGCCAAAGGTACGCAAAAGCTCAAGGCTTTGAAGACGTTAAACCACGTAGGCAGGACACTAAAAACCGACAAAATTCTATAGACGACATAGAGGATGGTATTATTGATTGGTTTAATGGAGCGGTAAAGGAAGTTGAAGAACTTAGTAACTATTATTACGAAACGGCTCTGTCGTTAGGCATCGCTAAAGAATCTGCTAGGTTCCTATTGCCGCTAAACACTAAGACACGCATGTACATGAATGGTACTGTTCGTAGCTGGATTCACTACATACAACTTAGAACAGACCCATCTACACAGAGAGAACACAGGGATATTGCAGAATCAATCAAGTCCCTCTTTATAGACAATTTCCCTAATACATCAGAGGCACTAAATTGGAAAAATGGCTAAATATAAGTTAAGTTGTTGCGGCAAGGTTGTCGATGTTGATAACAAGCCTAAGTGGTGCCTTGCGTGTGCAGAACATAATATAGAAGTTACTGAATTAGATGATGTCTTGTCTCCCTGCCCCTTTTGTGGAGGTAAAGCTGGCGCAGAGTGTTTGAGTTCAATATCTCTGTACTGGTACGAGTGCGAGACTTGCGGTGGAGCTTCTGGCTCCGGTGAAGATTGGGTTGAAGCCCAGAGAAAGTGGAATATGAGAGATGAGTCAATATAAGTTTGAGAAGTACGATGATCCATTTAGAGCGTTTAACATACAAATGTCTATTATATGCGATCTAGAACAGGGCGGCAAGATAGACGAGAATGAAGCATTTGAACAAGTAAAAGCTCTATACAAGCAATTTAAACATTATTTCAAACATGTACATGAAGCTGAATCAGTAGAGAAGCATAAAAAAGAATACGAAGAAGGTAAATACGAAAAGGAAAATGGATAGTAAATATACTTTTACAGAAGACTGGTTTTCCGAACAAAACGGAGAACCTGTGATCAGAGAATTTAATAAGTTCTTGTCACCCTACGCTGGCAAGCCTTGTAAATTTCTTGAGATCGGCTCTTACGAGGGTATGTCTGCTTTATGGATGCTTGAGAACATACTGACGCATAATAGCTCAAGACTGTGGTGTATAGACGCTTGGGCTGACTGGACTGGGGAAGCCTTCAAAACTTTCATCAACAACCTGTCGGCTAGCGGACACAAAGACAAGGTTGAAATAATAAAGGGATGCTCCTCAGACCATCTAGGAAATTTCAGCAAAAACTTTTTTGACTTTATTTACATTGATGGCAACCACGACGAAAAGCAGGTACTGAGCGATGCGATCATGTCGTTCAGGCTACTAACAAGCGGTGGAATAATCGCCTTTGATGACTACCTTATGGGGATAAGATATCCAGATTCTCCGGGGTCTAAAACATTAAAGGGTCTTCCTAAAAATTCAATAGATTATTTTTTAGACCTCTTTAGAGACGAGCTTGAAGTTATTCATTCAGACTATCAGTTGTGGATTAGAAAAACATTATGAGACCTCAAGATCTAACAAAAGTAAACAAGGCTAGAAGTCTTGTTAAGGAGTTAATGTTTGACCCCCTGAAAGATTCAGGTGTTTACTTCTGGGTTGTTGGTGGCACAATCACGGACTGCATGTTGGAAAAAGAACGCAGAGACGTAGACTTATACTTTAGAAATATGAGTGACAGCGAAAGGATGTCTAACTTTTGTATCAATTGCGAATCACTTCCATGTTACCCAAATCGTCCTTTAGCTTTCAATGGATACAACTGTCACAATAGGCAGTTTTTATCACCCTCTATGGACACTTGGGAATTCTGGACTTATCCAAACATAGACGACCTAACTCCAGAGAAATGTATTAGCTATTTTGACTTCACAGTCTCAGCATGTGCCATAGACTCAAACCTAGATTTTTACTACTGCGAAAGTTTTTTTGACGACTTAGAAAGCAGGACACTTAATTACACAGGAAATCATTACCACCTCGCTTGGGGCGAGTACCACTCTTGCATCAAAAGACTACAGCGATACCAAGATAAAGGGTACAAGCTACCAGACTTTAACTTTTGGCTTAAGTGTAATTACGACAGAAGAGATATGGTGATAAGAGAAGAACCTTGGAAGCCCGTTATCACAACAGAACTAAACATATTAGTTGACAGGTATGACAATGATGATCAATAGCGGGTGGGACAACAGGTTTTTAGAGATGGCTGAGCTGGTAGCGAGTTGGTCTAAAGACCCGTCCACGAAAGTAGGTGCGGTAATAGTGGATGAGGACAGGAGAGTGCTCTCTCTTGGATATAACGGATTCCCTTTAGGACTTTCTGACGATAAAAGACTTGACAATCGTGAAATCAAATATAAAATGATAGTACACGCTGAGTGCAACGCATTGTTGTTCTGCTCAGAACCACCCGTGGGTGCTACAATATATACATACCCATTCATGCCCTGTCCTAAATGTGCGGGTATGATAATACAAACAGGCATAACCAGAGTTGTGTCTTATAAAAGTAACAATGAGAGATGGAGCGAAGAATTCGCCCTATCGAGAAACATGTTTAAGGAGGCAGGCATAGAACTGTTGGAATATGAAATTTAAGCTTAGTAAAAAACAATTAAAGTACGCATTAGAACTTGCCATCATGAGGCATGACGCAAAACACATATCCTTCAGAAACAAAGACACGAAGAAGTTTATCAATGAAAGCAAAACCAAACTGTCCGAAGACATGAAGGTTGACTTCCAGTATATGGCTCACTTTCTAGGAGTTATTGGGGAGCTTGGGTATTCCCTAGCCACAGGCGAGCCTGTTGACGAGGAGATATATTCCGTAAGAGATTCTGGAGAAGACTTTGATGGCGTTGAAGTGAAGACCATAACGTATATGGGAGCAGGGGAACCGGAGCTTAAAATTCCTGTCAACGAATACGAGACCAGAACCCCGCCAAAAACATACGCCTTGGTTAGGTACGATAGGGGTAGAAAAGAAGTAGACGTTCTGGGAACGATAACTAGAGAAAGCTTCGACAAACACAAGAAGAAGAAGAAGTACGGGGCTGGAAAGCCTCTAAACTACATAGTTCCACTTTCGGTAATGGAAAAAATGTAATGATTCCTGAAGATTCAGACCCTCAAGAATCTCCTGAGCAAACAATAATAAAACTGGCTGCGATATTAGAAGATCTTGTCAACTCAGGAAAATCTGAATTTGTTGCGAGAGTCGTAACAAAACTTCAACTGGATTATATTGAGCTTGCCAGACTAGCTACTGATGATCAATACGATGTACAGTGGACTCACATTAAGCTCATGGACTTTTTAACAAAAGGCGAATTCTAATGAAACCCCATATAAATGTCGGTGTTTTTGGGTATGGCACCATAGGTAAAAGAGTAGCCGATGCCGTCCTATTGCAACCAGATATGAACCTAGTAGGGGTCACTGCTAATAGCTACAATTTTAAGATCAAGACCGCTCACGAAAAGGGCATCCCAATCTTTTCTGATATTGAAGGATTTGTACATGTAGAACATGGGCTGCGAGTAGCTGGTAGCGTAGACGACCTGATAAGCAAAAGTGATGTAGTTGTTGACTGTACACCAAAAGGTGCAGCAGAAAGAAACACCTCTAGATATAAGAAGTACAATACCAAGGCTATATTCCAAGGTGGAGAGCCAAGCTCATGTGGGAAAAGCTTTGTGTCTCAATGCAATTACGAAGATTGCGTTGGTCATGAGTTTATTCGTGTTGTAAGCTGTAACACAACAGGGCTTTGTAGGACTCTAGACGCATTACATTGGAAATACGGGGTAGATAAAGTTCATGCGACTATGATACGAAGAGCTGCTGACCCTTGGGATATATATCATGGCCCCGTTAACGCCCTTGTTCCGCACTTAATCGTACCATCCCATCACGGGCCAGACGTAAGAACAGTTCTTGAGGATATGGAAATTTTTACAACTTCAATATCTGTACCAACCACACTGATGCATCTCCACAGCATAACGGTTGATCTTAATAAAAAGCCTAGTGTTGATGGTGTTGTTGGACTTTTTGATGCATCTACTAGAGTCAGGGTAGTCAAAAACTCTGACGGCATACGATCTACCGCTGAGATTATGGAATACGCAAAAGACTTAGGGAACAGTAGGGGTGACATGCCAGAGGTTTGCGTTTGGGAGGAAACTATGGGAGTTTGGGGGAATAAGCTTTTATACATACAAGCCGTTCACCAAGAAAGCGATGTTGTCCCAGAAAACATTGACGCTATAAGATGCCTCATGGGAACCAGCTCATCAGCTAGCATTGAGTTAACAAACAAAACTTTAGGATTATTTTAGAGATTTCGGTTGCACTTCGGTACTCCACATGCTATAATAAAGCATGAGAAAGTCGGTCTTTATTGGAAAGGTATAAAAATGAACCTTAGAGAAATGGCAGAAGCCCACCTGAGAAACGTTGAACAACAGATTCAGGAGCTTCAGCAAAACAAAGCTCGTATCGAGCAGGACATTCAGACATTAAGTGACTATCTGCAACAAGGCGTTGCCGAGCTTAATGCTGGTAATCAGGACGCTAACCCAGAACAGGCAATGAACCAACAGGGTCAAGATTTTATTGACGGAAAACAGGTATCCCCTAGCATTCCGACATTGACACTGCCTCAGCAAGGTTAGTAATTTTAGGAGAAGTTTATGATGAATAGTAGCGAGTTTTACGACAAGCTTTCCCAAACCTCTGCCACGTACAACTGGCAGGTCAGTGATAAAAAAACTATTACTGCAACAGGTAAGCGTGGGAAGGTTAAAGGAGAGTCACTAAATCCTGTGACAGCAGTTGCATATAAGCAAGGCAAAGGTGTGTTCGCCTCAAACAAGCGCGGAACGCAGCAAGCAGGGAAGGCTCTCGGTCTTACTAAAACGTTTACTGAAAATCTTTATGAAGCCACGACAAACAAGTCAAATCGTGGTCACAGTCAAGTAGTTCGTGGAAAAATTCGATCAGCATTGGAGATCTAAATAGTATGAATATTAATCAACTAGTAGTAGCAGGTCGTCTGACCAAAGACGCCGAAAATAGCCAAACCCAAAAGGGTACTTCCATGTCAAAGTTTCGTCTGGCGGTAAACGATAGACGTAACGACGACACTCTTTTTCTCAACGTCCTCTGCTTCGGAAAGATGGCTGAAGCGCTTGGGCCACACCTCAACAAAGGACTCTTAGTAGGGGTTCAAGGTAAGCTCAAAATTGACGACTACGAGGACAAGGAAGGCGTCAAGAGAACCTCTGTCTGCGTGATGGCCGACGATATTTCTCTAGGCCCTAAAAATGGTGATGGTGCATCAAAGAGTAAGAGTTCAGAATCTTCTGATGAATCAGTACCCTTCTAATAGAAAGTTGGTGAAAATCTCTGCCCGACTTTCATAAGGTCTAGCCCAGCCTTGCTAATTATATTAGTGAACTGGGCTTTTTTTAATTTTAATTCAATAATTGGGTTGACAATTGCCGATAAACAAGGTATAATAAAGTATAAATTGAAACCTTATTTGGAGAACCTAGATGAACCCTCAACCAGAAGCTTGGTTGGTAAGCTTAACCTCGATAGCAGTCGTATACATTACCCTCTGGGCGATATTTTCGGGCATGCGTGAGCGACCAACCCCTATAAAACCAGAAGAAAGCAAGAAACCTGTCGATGACTGGAGCTTGTTTGAAATTGGCCGGATATACGACAAAGATTAGGTTGTATTTCCCTAAGCAATAGGATCTACCTGATCTTGGGGTAATTATTTGTTAACGGAGTGGAACAGCAAGTACAT